TCTATGAACATACCTATCAGATTCAAAACCATAATCGGCAAAATCAGAAGCAAGTTGGCTAACCAAAGAAGTAGTTGGCACAATAATAAGAGTACGGGCATTGTAGTATCTCGTTAGTAAGTAGATGATAAATGATTTACCAGATGCAGTAGGTGATAGTAGAAGAGCTCTTCTATTTCTTACAGCATATACAAAAGCATCCAGCTGATAATCTCTAGGTTGCATTGATGGTTTAATTTTAGCAACAAAATCTTTTGCTTCTTTTAAAGAAAATTCTTCACAAGAAAAGTCATCAACATAATCTAAAAGATAATTTCTTTCTTTAGCAAACTTCTCAATGTATGGTATAAGACCAGCATATATTAAGCACGTCAGTGGATTAAATAAACGAATCTTTCCATCCCAAAACTTATTTTTATAAGCGGGCATGAATTTATAGCCTGGCACAAAGAAAGTAAAATACTCGCTTAGCTCTTGCGCAATACCAGGTTCACATCTAACTTTTATATAGACTTCGTCGTGACGAATTATCTCTAATGAATCCAATTAACCACCCATAACAAATCTATTCCAGTCAATAGCATTCTTAATAATAAAATTTCTATTGCCAATAGATTTAATAATTGTTTCTAATAAATCAACCTTTTCATGTTGAAGACCTAGTTTCAAGTTCATTTCAATGATATCTTTATCTGCATCCATGTACATTGGGATATCTTGTTTTAGAATAATTCCTTTAGGTGGAAGTTGCCATCCTTTTTCATGGGATTCTTTTGTAGGACCTAAAGTATAAAATTCATACTTTTCTAATTTGAGAATCTTTAGTTCAGATTCCATCTTTTTAAGACGAAGTCTTTCTTCTAAGAAGACTCGATAATATTTATTGTGTAATCCCGGGATCTTTAGACTTTCAGTTGATAGTTCTGTACTATCAATTTTTGTGTCTTCTGTCCACATTTCAATAATATCTTCAATTTTCATGATAAATCTCGTGCTAGTAATATAAAGATATATTACTACATTATATTGTATTTGTAAACAGTTAAATATTTCTTATTTCAAATAAAACGTATTTGAAAGTGGCCGTGGCTTCAATATACTCTACATCACTTTTTGTCGAATCAAAAGTTAGTTGGCTTAATTCATATGGATAAGCATCTATAAATGTTATTTCATAATTTGGCACTTTGGCACTTGATAATATCATTAGTGATAAATCGGATTTAATGCCATCTCCAGTATAATTCGGATTTTGAGCTAATGCTTTATACTCTAAAAAATCTTTTGGTTTACCCAATGCACGAATCCAATTGTGAATTTCTAAATAATTTTGAAGATTCTCATCTACTATAAATGAGATCTCAAACTCACCATATTCAAGATGATCACCTGGTTGAGGAATCTTAACAAATGGATTTGGGGTTTCTATATTAGGCAAAGTGAGAGAAGGAATATTCGCTCTCTGTATAAAAAAGTTGATGTGCGGTGCACGCTTAATTGAGAACTTAAAATTAAGCGGAGAAAGAAAATTTGGGTTTGTTGGTGTATTTTCTAAAGCTGACATATGACTCCTCACTTTATACTATTTATATAAAAAAAGGGCAGCCGAAGCTGCCCTTTATAGGTGACCGGTTGACCCGGTTCTTTATTACATAAGGTTGTTAACGATAACTCTACGATAGTAGACGTTAGAATCCTTTGTAAGAGCACCAGCACCGGCTGTAGCACCTTCAGCGAATGGGTTTGCAACCATTCCGTAACGTGTCTTGAAGCCGATCTTTGGCTGGAAGCTGTTCTGGTCAACTGCACGAACCATCTGAAGAGGAACGTATGGGCAGTAGAAGAGACCAGCGTCGAACGCTGAAGCGCCCTTATAACCAACAGTGAGATAGTTTCCACCGATTGCATATGGGTCGATGTAAACACGTAGGCGACCGTTAAGAACACCAGCGAAAGTGTTACCTGTGTCATCTACCTGAAGGTTGTTGCTGTTGAGAGCTGGAGTATAGTCAAGAACACCGGCCATCTGAAGAGCAGACGCAACGTCTGAAGAACAGATAACGATGTTACCCTTTCCTCTACGTGTATTCTTAGCAATCTGGTTAGCTTCTCTTTCAAGCTGGAACATAAGACCCTTGAACTTTTCAACTGACCAACGGCCATTTGAGTCTGTATCGAGGTCGAAGATGCCTGCAGTTGTGGTGCCTTCCTGAGCACCAGACTGAGCTGTTACGTTGATTGTACGAACAACTTCACGGTTGATTTCTGCCATGATTTCAGCAGAAAGAATATTTGAAAGCTCTGTTTCAGCATCAAGACCGTGAATGGCCTTAAGATCCTGTGCGAGTTCCATTGTATATTCTGCCTTGAGAGCACGTGACTTAGCAGTAACAGTTACCTTCTCAATGCTGAAAGCCATTTCAGCGAATGCTGAGTTGGAATCAGTACCAAGAGCTTCTGCCTGAGCTGTTGACATGCCTGAACCGAAGTTGTAAGCACCGTTAGCAGCATTGTTAGAAACAGCTGGAAGCTGACCAACATGCTTCTGACCAAGTGTGTTAGCACCTGATGTAACAGAAGAGAACGCAGTGTTAACTTCGTTATAGAATGTTTCTGTACCAGACTGTGATGCATAACGTGAACGCATCGCAAAGATAAGTCCTGTTGGACCTGTCATTGTCTGAACGCCAGCAATGTCATAAGCAATGAGGTTAGGCATTGCACGACGAACGAGTGAGATCAATACTGGGTCGAAAGTATCGATTGCACCTGTTGAAGCGTCTGAGCTTGATGCGCCCATAAAGTTTGCAGGAATTGGTGATGCTTCTGAAAGAAGGAACTGGCTGTGAGCACCTGACTCACGGAGAGCTCTTTCTGTATTTTCTAGAAGTTGAGCAGTTACCTGGCGCTTGTGTGCATCCTTAATTGGATTAAGGTCTGCATGCTCTAGGATTGGCGCCCATTTCTTTTGAATTTCTTCTACTAACATTTATTTTCTCCTTTTAGCGAAGGTTCTAAATTATTTATATTAATTTATCTCTTAATTGTTCTTGAGATTGCTTGCACGTATGACTTGACACGTGGATCAGTATAGACCACATCTGTTGATGCTTCAGACTCTTCAACTTCTTCAGCAACTACAGTTTGAGTGGGCGCCTTTTCAGTTGACTTAAAGTAGTTTTCCTTAATAATAGAAAGCTTCTTTTCGTACGTGTCAAGGTCACCGTCAAATTCGATGCCTTCTGAAAGCGCACGGAACTTTTCAACTTGAGTAAGGGCAAGATCTGAACAAAGTGATTCAAACACATCGTTCATTTCATGACTTACTACAGAAGACTTAAGTTCACTATTCTCATTGATAACTTCGTCTAGCTTTTCTTCTAGTTCCTGTACGCGAGCAGCAAGTGATTCTAGTACATCTGTCTTTTCAACAGGTACATCGATGTAGTGCTCTTCGAATACATTCTTGAGGCTACCAATGAATTCTTCCATGATCTCATTACGTAGTGTTGACTCGATAGCTACTTCATTATCCTTTAGCCATGTTTCAACTACGTAATCAAGATATGAGTCTAACTTTGTTGCAAGCTGTTCTTCAATTGAAGCAACTTCTGTTGCAAGTTTTTCTTCAAACTCTTCTTCGAGACGCGCTGTTTCAACAGTAATACGAGCTGATACTGCAGCTTCGAAAAGTGTTGATGCTTTATCTTTAAATTCTTCTGAAAGATCCTGACCAGAGAACATTGCCTCTACGTCTTCCTTAACATTAAGTGTTGGCATTGGATCTTTTGTCTTTGGACCCTTGCCACCCTTCATATCTACTGAAGCTTGATTAGATGCTGACTTATCACCAACACCCCAATCTTTACCCTTATGATAAAGAGATTGTGTTTGATCAAACCACTTTACAAGGTCTTTCTTTGGCATTTCAGCCATTGCGCCAATCATTGTCTTCATGATTTCAACGCGAGACTTTGGATCTGCAGCTGGTTGTGAATTTGGCTTAAGAGTATCAGCTGCTTTAGAAGCTTCATCGATCTCTACTGATTCTTCAGCAACGAGATCGATAACTTCTTTAGCATCGATATCTTTTGTTTCTAGTTTCTTGTTCATTTTAAGGATCTCCTTAGTATTTTAATAATTATTTATATTATTTACGATT